TGTCTCTATTCGGATGCTATTGAGCATGAAGGCAGAGTATATTCCGCTTTTTGGACTGAGAAGAAATTAGTCGATCCACGTACTGGTCGATACTTTTCGGTCTACGGCAATATAGAAGAGCCCGAATGCGAAGATCTGCACTCTTATCGTGAGAAACCTGAAGCTAAACTTCAGTGCGTACGTACCGACTCTGAAAAGCTCGACGCGTGGACAGGCAATAATTACTCGAAAGTTCTTCGGAGTGAATCTGCTATTTACCGTCAGGCTCAGGAGGAGTCCCTCGAACCACATTTAGAAGCTCAAGTTGCGATGGTATTTGAACCTTTGAAGGTTCGTGTTATTTCGAAAGGACCGGCTGCGTCGTATTACGTCGCGGGTCCGTTTCAAAAGAAATTGCATGGACTATTAAAGCGGATTCCTTGCTTTCGCCTTATCGGACGACCTGCGTCGCCGACTGATCTCATGGATTTGATCCGAACTGATAAGAGCCTTGCTCTATTCGATCTCTATTCCGCAGACTATCAGACTTCAACTGATCGCTTGTCGAGCGGTCTCTCTGGCGACTTTATGGATGTCGTCACGGATGGTTTGAAGTATGCTGAGGTGTACAAGGCAACCCTTCGACCGCATAAGATCTCGTATCCCGAGTTTCGAATCCGGCGGTCGGAATTGGATGACTTTAAGAGCTATCTCATTCGAACGTTCAATGCAACAAATGATTCGCAAATCACAAGCGAATTGTTTACTGAGTGCATTGATCCAAATAGGCCTCAAGGCTTTCGTTCGAATACACGTAGTTACTGGGTCAAGGTTTGCCTACCTAGCATTGTGCAGGTTAATGGTCAACTCATGGGCAGCCCAACGTCGTTCCCTATTCTCTGTCTCGGCAATTTGTCGGGATGGTTGGTGGCGATGTGTGTTGTTCGTGATTTCGAGGACATAGTTGAGCGTGATGCAACAGAAGAGGATGGTGATCTCCTACGACTCTGTTTTGAACGCTATGACGAAACTCGTCTTGATCATGGTTATATTGCATACCTGATGGATAAGGTACTGATCAATGGTGACGACTTGGCTTCGTTGATGACGAAAGCCGAGCAACTCGTCTTTACTTGGGTCGGTATCGAAATTGGTTTGGAGTTAAGCGTTGGCAAGACTTATTCACACGAAAGATATGTGAATATTAATTCGACTTGCTATGACTATAACTTTCGGCATGGTGGCGTTCCTGTGGAGATTCCGTATCTTAACACCGGTCTATTCTTCGGTCAGAATAAAGTTCTTTGTTCGACTGATACTGATGGTGAAGAGATACGACTCGCTACGGTTGCACCTCATGTCGTTGTGATTGATCGTGTCGTGGAGGGTTCATTGCCTGGTAAGCAATGTGACATTCTCGCTGCATACATCGCGCATTGGAAGCGCGAGTTGCCTCACGAATGCCGTGGACGGAATTTATTCATTTCACGGTGTTTGGGTGGCTTTGGTGTGAAGGTTCCTGTCGGGTTCGAGTGGAAGACTACTGCTACACAGCGATGTTATGCAGAACGTCGTCTTCGCGAACTCGGCGATTATGAGCCGGATCAACGTCCAAACTTCTATATGGATCGAGATTTCGAGCCTATAGCGTACATTGCGCCGTGGTGGGACCGTCGAAAGGATGCGACAGTTCCGCCTCGCCTGCCTCGCGCTCAGAATTCGGGTGTCGGAATCGCCGGGATAGACTTAACTCTTCGTTATCGTCAACTCCAGCGACCACCGTACTATATCGGCGTACCTACTTCTTGGGTTTCGCCTGATACTGCTATGCGGGATTTCGAACTCTGAGCGCGTAACGTCCGAAGACGTAAAACTACACGACACGTGTTTAGTGAGGGGTTAGCGATCTAACCACCCAAAACGTTTCCGAAGAATGCGAGCATTCCGCCGGTGTAAATATTTACGTACCAAGGCTCGAACAAACATCGATTGTGTGTGTAGGGCCGTAGCGTCGAACGACTGCACGGGTGGGTATGATGGACAAGACACGCGAGTGTCTGGGTAGTGGGTCGTGCGAGGAAATGCGCACGACCTAGTGATGAAT